ATGTGCCCCCTCTTGTATCCTTGTATTATGAACCGAACACGAACTAAGCCAACTTTTCCCGTCAATTACAAACGGATTGAAGTTGCATCGTGGAATCCGGCGCTTAAGAACGTATATCCTAACGGATATCCGACTTATAGTGTGGCTATTAACGACGTTAATAACCGTCGCCAGAGGCCAGAGTCACCGTGTACACACACAAAGACTATCATGATACATGAGCCTTACCCAACCTACACTATTGGTGGATGGCGTCGTAGTGGCGAATGTGCAAACATTCCTGCTACCACACTATCAACCTTTTTAGTGGCCCTCGCGGGCGATCGCATCGGGCATATTACTGCCTTGATGAATCGATCTTTTTATGATCGAAGAGCTAGGTTAGCGGAGAGAACTTCCACGCTTAATATGCTCAATGAACTCAGAGATGTGGGATCTATGTTTAAAGATCTCCGCAAATATAGATTCATTGATTGGGAGTTCGGGTGGAAACCTTTCTTATCTGACTTGTCCAATATCCAACAACAACACGATAGTGTTATTGAGAAGATAAATGGCAGATTAGATCAATTAAGGGTTCCTGTCTCGGAGAAGAGGAGATTCGATACTTCATTTAATTATGACAGTACGGAATTTTCCTTTGGTCCGGGGCAAAAGCTCGGTTTTTCCTTTGTTGGGAAGATTAGTGTTGCCTATCAAGCGACATTTTTCCCCATTGTTCCAAAAGTTCTATCGAACTTGGAATTAAATCAAGCTAGGCTTGATATGCAAGGGTGGAACATCGATTTGGCTACGGCATGGGAAGCAATGCCATTTTCATGGCTAGTTGATTGGTTTATCCCTATTGGAGATTCTCTCGAATCCCTCTCAGGCACCAATTTAAACATTCCCCTGGACATCGTTGGAAGAATTTCTTTCACGTGCCAAGGTACTTTTGAATTCTGGTCTGTTGCTAATGATGGACGTCCTAAGGGAGTGACATTAGGCGGTGGTACTTTTAAGCACTATCGTCGTATGCCATTATCCACTAGGTTGTTTTCATCACAAGCACTCAAACCCGAGTTCAAGTTGCCTCTTCCAGATGCTCGCAAAGCAGCATTGCTTAACGACATATGGGGTGTTGGTTCTTCAGAAGAAGACTCTCGCCGGCTTCGCCGCAAGGCTAACCGCGCCGACCGAAAGGTTGGCGAAAAGCTTGGTCTCTTGAGAAAGAACCCCATCCGTTTCTAGTGTGTGTGTGAGTACATTTTTTTGGAGTGAACGATGCTATCAGATCCTTTAGTGTTAAAGGCTGCCGGTACGGTCTCAGCTGCCACCTTTACAGGTGCGACTGATGTAACCTACTCTAAGCAGACCTTAGGGCGATATATCGCCAACACCGTCGACGAACCACATTCCCTGGTTATTACGAATCGCTCTTCGAGCAATTCCGCAACACCGGCGTCTGTGCAAGTCGTAGCTTTCAGAGATAAAAACCTTCCCCCTATCAGCGGCATTCCTCAAAAGGATGCACGTGGTAGCGTGTCGGTTGTGATTAAGAATGACACCAATTTTTCAACTGCAGATTATCGTAGCATCATTGCTGCGATCTCTGACTTTTTGATCAATGGTGATCGTCTTGATCGTGTTCTCCGGAACGAGCTCTAACAAACATGCGTTATACCGCGTCTCTCTCTGTCCATATTGAACAGGAGCGTCAATGGTTAACGCCGTCGCTGAAAATCCAGATATAAAATCTGTCTTAACAGGTTTATGTCTCATCGTTCAAGATCTTGGCTACAGTGTTCGATTAATACAATCGGATATTCGTACCTTACAGACTCGCTCTTCCAATGAGGGCCTAGCGTTTTTGACAAAAACGCTTCCAGCTCTCGGTAAGGCTTTTGACAGGGCCTTAGGAATCGGCGTGTTCAAGCTACCTCCATCTTTCTCACGAAAGTGGCGGGATAGCGAGATCCCCAGTTTTCTTGGTTCACTCTTTACCTTGATCTTTGATAGGGATGGTACCCTACGCAAAGATGCATGCGCGTCTGCTGTTAAATCAGTTAGACAAGTGTGTTTCTTTGCCTATAAAGCTATCACTCCATATAGAGATGAAGACGTGGACAGAATCCTTGAGGGGTTCATCACTGTTGATTCAACACTTCCGGCCACCGAGTATAAACTTGGTGATTCCGTAGTTTTGGATCAAGCAAGACGACTAACGACTGATGTATTTGGTGATTACACAGGCATGGCCTTGAGGCCAAAGCACGGTCCAGGAGTTGTTTCCAACATACCTAGATCACGCAAATTTACCTATGTTCCACCTTACTCTCAGTGCGTTCGTCATTTCGGTACAGATTTCTTCGGATTTAGGGAAAAGGAATTACGCTGCTATAATGCCGCGTTATTTCTATTCTCCTTTTTCTCCGTTTTTGTTGGCTCGACTTGTTTTCCTGCTTTTTTGGCAAGAAATCAAGCGAAAGTCATCACCGTACCGAAAGACTCCCGGGGTCCGCGGATTATATCATGTGAGCCTGCTGAACATCAATTTGTTCAACAAGGTATTCTCATTTGGACTGTGTCAACCCTTGAGAGACATTTCGTCTCTTCCGGGTCGGTTAACTTTACCGACCAAGGAGTCAATCGAGGTCTTGTTAAAAGGCATTCTTTAACTCAGAGTTATTCAACTCTCGACTTAAAGGAAGCTTCTGACAGAGTCTCGCTTGCTATCGTCAAATATTTATTTGGCGATTCACATAGCTATCTCGAAGACTTACTCGCTTGTCGTTCAACTTCCACATCGATCAAGAAAACCGATGGGAGTATCGTTGAATTGCATTTACGGAAATTTGCCCCGATGGGCAGTGCCGTCTGCTTTTCCACTTTAGCGTGGGTTATTTACGCCCTCATCTATTCAGACTTATTTCTTCGCGGTTACTCAAACACAGAGATCAAAGATGGTCTCTATGTTTATGGTGACGACGTCGTTATTCGTACTGAATGGGTTAGATACGCCGTGGAGTCTTTGGAAAATCACAGCCTCTTAGTTAACAAAGAGAAGTCTTTTGTCAACTCAAGGTTCCTCGAAAGTTGCGGTCTCGACGCCTTTGATGGCGTGGAAGTCCAACCAGTGAGGTTTAAGGCCTGCCTTCCAGCAGTTAAGCATGGTAGTAAGCGCGTCTTTCGCATCTCCGACCAACGTCGAGCAGAAGCCGTTGTTAAAACGGTGGAACTCGCCAATGGATTGAAATCCAAAGGATACCATTCCGCTGCTGAGTATTACTACTCATTAGCAGAGTATCATATTGGATCTAGATTGCCTTATGGCATTATTAGTAGCCCTTACCTTAACAGGAATTTATCTTCCTATCAGGATGCATGGGTTGCTAATAGCGAACGACGTTCAGGTAGAGGTCCCTGTATAAACGCTTTTGTCAAGCGTCCCGTTCGTGGAGAAATCCATGATACGGAATACGGGAGGCTAAGGAGAGTACTTCCCATGATGGGACAGGAATTAAACATCCCTGCCCAAGGAGAGTGTACTTTGCCTAAGAGCTACACCTTGGAGTGCGTACGCCTACATCGCTTTTGCGACACGGCTTACGCATACTTAGGAAAGAAGGTAATAAGTTAATACCTTCGCTCTGTTGTAGCTGGAGTAAAGATATGGAAAATTTATAATTTTCCAAAACATGGAGTGG